GCGTTAAATACCCTGATCCACCTCTGTGGGCCAGGCGTTGCCCAGTGCTCGGTGGGCTGCGCAAGGTCAGCAGCTACGACGAAATCTGTGATGCACAAAACAACATCGTTAACTGCCACGCCACTTTGCGCATCTATGGCCGTGTATTGATCCATGATCGAATAAGCGGTGATTTGTGTGGGATATGCGTTTTCGGCGAGTTGGGCCAGTACGTTTTGAGTGCGAGCGCCTTCACGCACCACGCGATCAATTAACGTGAGCTGGTTGTCTGAGCTTGCAAGTAATGCCAGCTCAGCAGGGTTGAATGAAACAGAGCCGACAGAAACTGGGGTGCCGCTTGGTGCTGCGCCAAGTGCGGCCAGAAGCTGGTTGAATTGCCCATCCGCAATGGACATAACTGGAGCATGTGTGCCATCAGCTTGCTTCTTAAAAACAACGCACGCTGGACCGTCTGAGCCGGGGAGGCTTTGCTGCACAAGCAGGTATGCATCGTTTGGGTCTACATTGGATGGAGCTGTCATAGGCAGCCAGTATTGATTTTTTGGCCTCAGCGTGCGAGTAAAGCGCTTTATTTAATGCGACGGCGATTCAGTGTTCGACTCAGTAATCGCTAAAACGTCCGTTGCTCTCTTGAGGAAAATCCAAGTCGGCGCGCGGGCGCATGAATCCACCCGGTGCACTTTTTCCGCCATCATCGTTACGAATATGTCGTTTGGACACTTCGATGTACTCAATCAGACCGCCGCCCTGGTTCGTCGCAAACCAGGCCAAGCACAGTGCTACGGCCGTATCGCCGTGGCGCTGCTGGCCCTGGCCAGTTTTTGTTTTCTTCTCAGGAATGCGAGGAATGCCCTTGACGACAGTGATAGCGCGCAAGTCGTCCAGCGTGTCTCTGTCTTGAGGCAAATTTGTGAGCGTACCATCTTCAAACGCAGCTTTCATCTTGGGCATATTCTCCAAGTACCAACCTTGGGTGAGCATGACCTGTGCAATGCTTGTTGACCCATAGCGCTGCATCGCTACCTCGGCCAAGTATTGGCCATTTCCGCGCGCATCAAACGCGCCGTAGTTAAATCGTGGCAGTCGATCGGCAATCCAAAATACGATTTGCTCTTGCTGTTTAAACGGCACATTGCGCATCTCGAGGATAAATGGACAAGTGCGCTCAAGTCCCTGCAGCTCAAGAAGCGGCACTAATACGGATAAGTCGCCATTGCGGCCAAAGTCCATACCTACGCTGCTGCGCGCTGTTTTAGGTAGCTCAGCGAGTAGTGGCGCTACATGCTCGTCCAGCCAGTCCTGCGCGTTCGATTCGCGCACATGCTCAGGCAGTTGCTCAAAACCGTCTTTGCACTCAAATTTGAGGATAGGCGATTCTTTGCTCATGCAAGACTCAATCAAAGCGCGCGACAAATACGCGCCTGAGCTGTTGGATGGCACGCAGTCAAGCTCTTCAGCATCGTTTGGCCGATAGATAGCACGTATGCCCTCTGCCCATTGCAGCTCAGCCTGCTCAGTCCAGATGCGATTACTCGAAGCAAAAACGCGTTTGCATAATCCTTGTGCAACAGCCTCGTCGAATGTGATGCGGTGCAGGCTGTAGGGCTTCTTGCCTTCGCGCACATCATTCATAAGTTCATTGAAGGCGTTATCAACCCCAAAATGAGTACTGATGACAGAGACGCTACCACCCCAAATCAGGAGCGCAAAAGCCGATTTAAGAAGCTCTTTGAGGTCTGGATGGAATGCCGCTTCATCGATCACGACGCGACCTTGTTTGCCACGCAGGTTACGCGGGCTACTTGATAAGGCAGTGATGCGTTTACCCGATGCGAAATTGATGCGATACGACAGAATGTCACTGTCCTCATCTTTGATCATGACCTGCTCAGAAGCCTCTGCAGCTACTTGGAAATGACCCGCCCACCACGCACAATCTCTGATGAACTCCTGGGCCATGTCCTGCGAATAGCCCAAATACCAGGTATCTTGGCCGCTTTGTTTTGCGGCCTCTAGAACTGAATTTGCAGCCTCGCCCCAAGACAGACCGACGCGGCGTGATTTTTCACACACCTTGACTTGGGATTTGTCAGCAATCCATTCTTTCTGATACGGCAGCAGTACAGAGTTAGACATTACCGACGTTTCTTGATGGGTAAACGTTTTGCAATGTTTCTGCGCTTAACCGCTTGACGCTTGGATGCAGCGTTACTAGAGCTTTTGATTTTGCCTCTCACATGTACTTGCATGGGCAGGCGGCTTGGAAAGAGTGTTAACACATGCCTCATGCCCGCCATTGCCGATAGCAATCGGATAATCATGGTCATGATTTATCCATCCCGAGAATGCGCGTCTTGATCTGCTCGACAATCTCATCTGTAATGCCTGCGCGTTTTGCCACATTGCCAGCCTCTTTGGCTGCATCTTGCAACGCTTCCTTGCGAGCTTCAACTTGCCATTTCTTTTGTGCGACAGAAGCTTTACCAAGTTCTGCGATCGCACGCGCGAGTTTTGGCAAATCGGCACCATCAGGATCAACCTCAAGCACCATCATCAAATCAAATAATTTTTGCTGAGTGAGTCGTACAAGTGCGTCGTTGACCGCGCCGTCATCATCAGGCGAAGCTTGGACCACCGCACGAGCTTGCTCTGTGACAAGTTTTAAGGCCTTTAGCCGCTCTTCAAAATCCTGACCATATCGGTGTATGGCCGTTTTGCTTAAATCGCATCCACGCTTCTTTAGCTCTTCTGAGAGCAAGCGGTACCGACCGAAATTATTCTCAACCAGCGCATCATCAAGCCACGCCTTGATCTCGGGTGGGAGCTGCTCTACTTTTGAACGACGTGGCATAGCGCTTACCAGTACTTCTTTGGACGCGCGATGCCTTGCTCGCATTCGACGGTGTATTCCACCACGTCGATACCGTGCCGGTCGAGCTTACAAAACCACTGCGGTTGCGTTTCACGACCAGAAATTGTGATCAGATCGCGCTCAGCGAGATAGTCCAAATTGCGGCGCAGCTCAAGCATGGTGAGGTCTGGCAACATCGGATACACGGACGTGTAAATGATCTGCTCGCTAGTCCCCACAGGCTGTGCCGCGTTTAAGCACAGCAGGATTAGCCAGCGCAGGTTCTCGCGGCGGGCTTTTTCTAAATCGGGGTTCATAATGGCCTCTCTATTAATCGTTCAATCCGGCTTCCAATGGCATCCAGCTTGGCATTGAGCACCGTCTCAAAACGGATTGCATCTTCCCGTCGCTGGTATTCAATTGGCATCTTCGTCAGCGCCTCGTGCAGCGAAGTTTCGATCTTGCTCACTCGGTCGTTTTGGTGGTCGATGCGGGAGTCAATTTGACGAATCAAGACCATGCCAAAAGTTGCCAGCGTCGAAATAAATCCAAGCAAAAGCCCGATCAAATGCCAGAAATCAACTTGTATCGTCATATCAATATCCCTTTTGTTTCTTTTCAAGTTTGGTTTGGCAACTAACGCAAAGCTGCACACCTGGCACGGCAATTTGTCGCTCACGCGGGATATCTGAGCCGCATGTCCCGCATTCACTCAGAGATGGGTGCGCAAGCTGCTCATGCCGAGCGCGCTTGAGCGCTGCAAGTGCGTCATCACGCAGTTCAGCTTCGCGTGCTGCTGCTATATCAATATGGTCCAAGTCAGATGCCCCTTAATGGCTTACGTGCTGCTGAGTGCGAACCCATGACTGCAGCGCTTTGAGTTGCTCGGCATTGACGTGACAACTCGCATAGTTGCTAGTCACGGCGGTGGCAGCATCTTGAGCAGAAGTGGGGGCTGCATCAGCACTTGCGGCGGGTTCGGGAAGCTCCCCGCTTGCGGCTGCGTCGTGGAGCACCCGCCAGCCGCCAGGCAGATGGCACACAGAAGAATCATTTTTAGGGACATAAATCGGCACCTTCTTCACAATTTCATTGCCACGATCGCGCACCAGTGGCGATCGTTGGGCGTACTCAGTCACCACCTGGGTGGTGGCTTGCGCTTGTGCGACCTCGACATGAGCGGCGTGGATCTCGGCTTTGGCTTTCTGAGCATCACATTTAGCTTGAGTGCGGTATTGACCATAGGTGTTGCCAAG